TCACGCCATCATGTGCGTCAATTGACCCACCGGCCTTGATAACATGGCGCGAAGGCAAGGTAATGTCGGTCTTGGTTTTGTTGCGCAGAAGCATGGTGTTTCCTTTCATTCTGCCAGATAGTCTATCCGATATTTGACCCAGCACCTACACTGGATTGTTTCAGACCCGGGCGCACCCAAAGCGGCATCCCCCGGAAACTGCAAGCGATAGCCATTTGGTGAAACAAAAGGCTCGTTTATCGGTTTGCTTTGGCCATCCATGCCAATATGGCTGTCACGGGTTCTGCCATCCCCTGTGGCATCCCAAATTTTCAGTGCCCTTTCAGGGGGCACGCCAGACTTTTCCACAAGCTGCTCAAAACCCTCCTTTCGCCCCGCGTTTAGCGAAGTCAGGGCTTCGGTCCGGGCAATGCGGTCGCCGCGTATCTTCAACAGGCGGTCTTTGTAACGCTCAACCATACGATTAACCGCACGATTGGGGATTGGGTCGCCAGTTTCTAGCGCGCGCTGCACATGATGGTCAAAACGTTTGTCGCGGGCTTTGCGTTGCAGATAGGCCCGCAAATCGGCTGGGGAGCCGCCTGTAAGCTGTTCACGGGCGTTGGAAACATAACCCGCCTCTTGGCTTGTGAGGCCGATAAAACCGCCCCTGCGCGTTCCTGTGACCGGGTCTATGCGCCCCACAAGTTCCAGCGCAGTTTGCCGAGGGTTTACGCCGCGCTCGATTTCATCGCGGATAACCGACCGCACCATATCGCGCTGGTCGTCTAGGATTTCCACAATCAGCTTAGAAGAATGCTCACGCGCCCAAGCCTCTGCCCGCAATGCCCGGCCATCAAACCGCAAAACAAAAGTGCCCACGCCATCAGGGTCTGGCACCCTTTGATTGCCGATTTCATAGCGCCCGCCATCTGCGAAACTTTCGGTTATCGCGGCATCAAGCGGGGCAAACATATCGGGCTGCAAGTTAAGCGCGCGCATAACGGCTTCGGTGTTCCCGGCGCGCAAGTGCGCAATGAGGGCGGTGAAATTTACCGCATCGCGCATATCCTGAATGGATGCCGCAAATGCTTTTGAAATGCGGCCTTCTAGGCGTTCCAGCAGCCGCTCAAGTTCTGCCGGGGGTTTCGCCATTAGCCCCTAGCCAGTTTTACTTGGCTACCCCCTGCCCCGCCGCCAATGGTGTAAGGGCGCAAAAGTCCTTCAATGGCAACGACGCGATCAATCTCGCGCCCGCCGCCAACATATTCGACCGATTTGGAAACCGAACCAGCGGCAATGCTTTCGCTTTTGATTGCGCCAGCGGTTAGGCGCGGGAATGGGTCAAAGCCTAGCTGGATTTGATATGCCACCTCGGCCTGCGCATCGCGGATGTCCTGCGGGATTGTGTCGGGGTCAACAGGCCAGCCATCAACCAAGATGTCGGTTGTGCGCGGCCACGCAAGCGTTTGGTGCTGGTATTGCTGAATGCCAGCGAAGCGAAACTTGCGGTCAATCATCTGCGCAGCGCGGCGCAAATTGGCCTCCTGATCGGCTTCTGCGCCGCCCGATAGGTCAACACCTAGCGCCGCCCAATAAGCGATATATTCAGCCCGGGTGATGTAGCTGTCGGCAGATGTGCCGCCAATGGTCGTGTCCAGTGCCATCATTCAGCCTTTTTCTTGGGCCGACCACGTTTAGCCGGGGTTGCTTTCGGTGCGGGTTTTGGCTTGGCCCCAAAAAGCGTGTGCTTGGCCGGGTCAAAATCGCTTTTGTTGATTATCTTGCGGCCCTTGGCATTCGCTGCAACGATTGTGACGGTTTCCAGTTCCATGCCCATACCTTTCTAGCCTTTGTGATGGGGCGACCGAAGCCGCCCCACTGCAAAGGTTAGCCCATCAGGATTGCCATTGCATCGGGCTTCCATGCTTTGTAGCCCCAGATTGCGCCAACGTTAATCATGGCCTTTTTGTAGCCTTTGTAGACGCTGATTTCGAACACCAGACCCGAAGTCGGGTCTTGCACAACCATCACATCAATGGCTGCATCGCCGCCCAAGGGGCTTGCGGGTGCGCGCATTGCCAATTCCAGCGCCGCTTGGTGCATCATCACGTTTGCGGTGAACGAATTGCCGATGGTCATTTCAACGGTGTCTGCCAGCGTGGCGCGCAGGCCGGGGCCGCCGATAATGGCAGTGCCCGAGGCTGCGGTGAAGCCGGTGTTGACAACGTATTTGTTGGTGTCGCCCGCGAAGGTCACAACATCACCCGAAAGCAGGGTGCCGCCATCGCCGCCATCCAGCGCAATGCTGGTTTCGCCCACGGGCTCGCCACCCGCTGCGTCAAGGCCAGTTGCGGTGCCTTTGGTGTGCAGCTTTACCTGTGCGCTTTCTTTAATCATGGCGCCCTGCAGGTCCAGCAGCGTGCCACGGCGCAGAAGCTGATCGTTGCCAGCGTCCGAAACCGATTGCAGGTTTGCCAGATTGCGCAAGTTTGCACCAGCGGCAGTGTTCATAACCAGCGAAATGCGGCCATCATTCATAGGCATGCCGTTGTCTGCCAAGATTTGGCGGGCAAGGGCGATGTCGTCGAAGTTGTTGGCGAAAGGCGTGGTGCCTGCGGTGCCAACAGCGCGCGAAGCGTTGGTGTATGCTTCGGTTGCAAGGTCGCTTTCCATTTCGTTGACCAGCGCGCGCATTGCCTGCGCGATTTGGTCGCCGTAAACGGTTTCGTAGCCGGGGCCACCATTCACAAAGCGGATGTCTTCACCAGTCCACGGGATTTGCACCGCGCGTTCTTTGGTCAGGGTCATTGCCTTGTTATCAACAGTTTGGTCATTGCCTTCGGGGATGGTCATCGAAGGGGTGCTGTCAACAACCGTTGCTTGGCGGGTGAAGAACGAACGAACCTGCTGCCCTTTTGCAGCTTGCTCGGTGCCCGCGTTCACGGTTGCCGAAGGGATAAAGCCGACAAGTTCGCGGCCCACAACGTCAGCGGCCTTGTAGATGTCAGCCGCCAGATCGGTCAAAACATTTGCCATGTTTGTGCCTCATATGGTTAGCGGTCAGCCGTCCACGACTTTGCCGCCGGATTTAGAAAATTGCGACCGCTCGTATTGTGACATTCCGTCAAATTGCGACCGCGTGACTGTTTTGGCGGTATCACCACCTTTTGACGCTGGGGGCTTTCCGCCGCCCCCTACGCCCTTGTCCGTTAAGAACGAGGGCTTGGCCGCTGCTAGTTCTTTTGCGAGGTCTGCCAAAGTGGCGTAACCATCGCTCCCCGAACCAGCGAGGGGTTTTCCGTCTGCGGAAAGTATACGCACTTGGCCGTTTTCGTCAATATTTAGCCGCCCCATTGCGCCTGCTGCAATGTCGCCAATGACTTCGGGGTGAAAACCCACTTCGGCAAGGTGCGCGGTGAATTGGGACTTTGCAGCACCCATCCGCATATTCGTAATTTCGCCGCGAAGCGTGGTCACTTCGCTTTCGTATTGGTTCTTAATCTGGGCAATCACTTCTTCATGGTCTTTGCCCGGCTTGCCCTTGGCATCCAAAATTTCCCGCACAGCGTCTGGGCTTTCGCCAAGTTCGCGCCACTTTTCGACCGCCTTGCGGCGCCGCATAGCTTCCTCGTTTGCATCAACCAGCTTTTGGTTCAATTCCTGATATTTTGTTTCAGGAACAACGCCATCCACCTGCAAAACAAATCCGTTGTCAGTTTCTTTGTAGAACGATTGCAGGCCTTCATCCAAGCCTTCAAGCGTTTCGACCGCATATTTCAAAGTCATTGTTGGTTCTCCGCTGCCGTTTGGTTAGGCTGCATGGCCCGGCAATCCATGCGCCATCGCTGCGCTAAGGTTGCGCGGTTAAATCGGTGACTTCGCCCATCAGGGCTTGTTCGTATTCTTCGGTGGGGTCAATATCTTCGGCAATCACGCCACGGCGCTGGGCTTCCCGAATGTATGTCTGCCCAGTGATGGCACGCTGCACAAACATATCCCGCACATCGGCCATCGTCATATGGGCCAATGTCGAAAAGTCTTTGTTCACGTTTACCGTGGTATCCGCTTCAAAGCCGCCAAGCTGGGTCATCCAGTCGAGCGCGATTTCCAAGGCGTCTTTCAGGTTATCCGCCCACATTGCCAAGCGGCTGTTGCCCTTGCGCTCGTCAATCGCATCGCCTGTTGCTGTGCTGCTGCCTGCGCGGGACATAATCAGTTGAAGGCCAACCCATTGCATCTGCTGCTCAAGGT